GTACGTCGTTTTCTTGGCGCTCGGGGGCGTAGCGATTGCGTGGGGAATGGCGAAGGCAGTCAGGGCGTGGCGTGACGCGTTGAAATGATGAGGAAATGAGATGACTTCTTGGATGAAGGCGGCGGGTTCTGTAGCCGCAGTCGTCGGGATCTTCGTCGCGGGCTACCAGTATGCCGCCGCGCTGTACGGCGAAGACATTGCCGCCTTGCGCGAGGACTACGCTACCCGCGCGCAGTCGCTCGAGATCAAGTACAGGGAGAAGGAGAGAACCTATGCACAGAGCCTGGTTGAAGCGTGGGAGGTGCGCGATGCCGCACTGGCTCGCGCTAGTGACTTGTCTGGCGACCTTGACAGGGTGCGCCTCGAGGCCGACGCCGCCCGCCGTCGACTGTCCGGAGCCGGTCCGGATTCCTGCAAGTCTTGCAGAGAGCAGCTTGCCAGATGCGCGGACCTACTCGGCAGAGGCGCAGGCCTGGTTCGACGAGGTGTCGACCTTTCTGAGCGGACTGCGATAGACAAAGATGCTATGGCGATGATTGTGAGCCAGTGAAGTGCTAAACTCCACGCAACAACACTCGGCACGCCTCTCGATTGACGCGCAACCCGCCGAGTTACCCGCCCCTAAGAGCCAAAAACCGCCTCGGAACCTAGACGTCAGTCCGTTGCGGACTCAGGTGCAACTCCTGAGAGGGGAGCCAATTCCATGCCCTCGATTCATTGCCGATTCGGGGGCATTTTCGTGGCGTCACGAAAATGATGGGTGAGAAAATGGGGTAGGCGTCTAGATCCGCTTTTTTTAGCCCGAAACCGTTGCGGCGCAACGTTTGAGGGATGGCGCCTAAACCCGTTGTATAATAGAAGTCTCCTAAAAAAGTTAAACCTCCTCCGAGGTAGTTGGCGCTACCTCGGATTTTTTGCGGCGGTTTTTCCGTGTCTCGGGAGCCGGGGATGCGCTGATGGCGCATTCAAAGGGTTCGACTCCCGACAGCCGCTCCAGATTCCGCGCCACGCGCCCCCGTGTTCCCCTTTCCCGCTCATCTGTACATGACTAGTCAAGCGGGTCGCAGGTCTGTTAACCGCCTGCGAGGGGACTTTTCACCAGTCCGCGAAGCCGTGCTACAATCGGCAACGGATTCTACTCTGGCGGGTAGTATCTAGCGGACTCCTATGCCGCATAAAGCCCCTGCGCTATTCGCGTGGGGGCTTTATTTTTTTTGCCTACCGTTTCTCCTCGGGCATGGTCTTCCTGATCTGCTCGGCAATCCACTTCGAGCCTCCCAGTTCCCTCAGGCACTCGCTTCGTTCGATGCGGTCTGCGCGGAACACTTCCCCGACGCGCCCGACTGGGCGATCAGAAGTGCGAGGCGAACGATTGAAGCCAGGTTCTACCAGTGCTAGACTGAAAGCACGAAAAAAGCCCCGGGGGGATGACCCTCGGGGCTTTCTCGTTGACAAAATTGGGGCAAAAATTGGGGCAAAACCCAAACTCCCTTCTGGAAGCCTTCTGCCACAACGAATCCTGGCGGAGAAGGGGTCTGTCGAACCCCGTTAGACATCTCCTAGACATCCCCTAGACATCCCTTAGA